TTCATCATCAGGTTCTGTCGCTGCTTTTACCCTACAACCGGTTTTGATCTCCTGTTTCTGAGGCGCACTGCCAGTGTCAGCCAAAACACCTTGGCGTTTCCCAAGATATTGCCTTGCACCTTCTGCTCACGTTCTTCTTTGCTCACGTCCTGGGTAATCATTCCCGACTGGCCGTATTGATCCAGCTCATCCAGATCAATGAATACTGTGCAGTCACAATAGGTACCCTTTGCCCCGGCAAAGAAGCGGGCTTTGTCCATCTTTGTTACGTCTAATTTCAAACTTACGCCGACTTTGCTCATGCTTGTCTCACTTAATCCGAATGGAATGATTTTGTACGCTCCAAAGAAGCGCCAGGTAGTTTCAGCGCCAGATTTCAGCGCCTTGGTTAGGGCCGACTTGTCTGGCTTGATTGCTGGTTGTTACGGTCCATATAGTCGTCCGGTATAAGTGCCTCGTTATTATTATGGAAACTTCACGGCCAGCGCCACACGTAATAGTAAACAGCGGGCATGATATCTTTTTCACGCCGGTTCTTTCCATGTTGTCGCGCAGGTAATCGCGCAACGAGTCTTGCCGGTTGTTAATAGCTTTTTTCCGATCTTGCAGCCTGGCTATCTCTTTTTCGATTAGGGCCGGTTTCTGCCTTCCATGTTTCTGACAACGTGCATGAGTGCTTCGGCTTTCTCATTAAAGCATTCGGTAATATCACCAAGGCTGTTTGTTATTGCCTCGATCATGTCAGCGTCTTGATCTTCTTGAGGACTCTGCAATTTTTTGCAGCTCGGCGTACTGGCCTGAAATTTCGTATAACCTGGCCATGTTATTTCTCCCCTTGCAGTATTAGCTTTTGGCTGTCTTTTGCCTTAGTCAACCGGATGATGCCACGGTCGTCTTTTTTGCTCTGTGCCCGCCTCACGGATGCCGTGAACAACTTTTCTAGCTCACCTATGCTCTTACTGGTCTCAATGTACCCAACGTGCTTATCAAGGAACTGGGCGTACTCTTCCTGCTGTTTGACGGCTTCGGCGGCCTTGTCTTCGGCGTGAGTCATTGCGGATTCGTTCTGAGCTTCCTGCACGTACTCGAAGTCGTCATACAGGCCCAGGTGAATGTCAGCGCCAAAGCCAAGCATTGACAAGCACTTCTTGATTGCGTCCGTCAGGGATTTCTTTGGCGCGTCAAAGTCGGTCATGGCGCCGTAGTGCGTGCCCCGGATATAGGGCGTATGGCCGAAATGCACTACTTCACACTTCTTGTCGTCCTGCATGTACCAAAGCCGGACCTTGAGCGTGTGCATTACGGCATGGCCAATCACTTCACCACCATGCTTGATCTGTGCGCCTGGCTGGAATTGCTCGTCCTCAATCTCATAACCCCAATCTTTGCCGATTGGCCCAAAGGCTTCAGTTGCACGCTTCACCATGTAGGTGCCGTTAATGCTGGAACTTTTCGGCCATCCAAGTCGCCAGTCTTGGTAAAGCCCGGCGCGGTTTCCTCAACGGATTTCCACAGTTCAAGGTTACTCACTGTCGCGGCCCTCCGGTTTGTACTCAATGGCGGCCAGTTCCTTAATGCGCTGCTCGATGTTGTGCAGCTGGCTGCCCATTTCCCGGCGTACCTGGTCGGCCTTGGTTTCCAGCATATCTATCTCAGCCTTTACCGGGTCGCACTCAGGCACAGCGACAATAACGGTATCTTTCCCGAGGTGCGGGTAACCCATATTGCTCATATCGCTGGTGAAAACCTGTATTTTGCCGGGCGCGTACTTGTCCACATGGAAGTGAATTTCTACTTTCATGGTTTCTGGAATGGAATTACTCATTGCTGCCACTCTCCGTATCGCATTGTGTTTCAGGGTTGAAGTTTGGCCACGTACCTTCCGCGACCATTTTGCAGTAAAACTCTTTGGATCTTTTTGCTTCCTCGTAGTCCTCGTTGCCAGCGGTTCCCACCAGCCCGACTACCAGGATTGTTGCGGCTATTGCGATTGCTTTATTCACGTTCACCTCCGTATCAACAATTCAAACTGTACTAGCGGTTTTGGATATGTGCAACTATTTATTTGTCATTCTACATTTTCGTCCTTTATTCTTGTCATACCGTAACAGATTGGAGTATATCGTATGGATTTAATGCAGGCCGGGCGGCAAAGGTCGCCATGGCACAAAGAGGAAAAGCAGGGCCTGGCTGGCAGAACAGTTAAACGTGTCACCACAACGCGCCAGCGGAATCCTGAACAACGAAACGGCCTCTATGGCGACGATGGTTCAAATGGCGGATCTGTTCGGCCTTTCTCTTTCTGAGTACATCGCGCTTGGTGAATTTGAAGCGGTAAAGGAGTAACCAATGGCAGCCTTACCTTACATGCAGCTGTACGTGGCTGATTACCTGGCCGACACCATGCACCTGACCACTGAGGAACACGGCGCCTACCTGCTGCTGATAATGAACTATTGGCAGACAGGTAAGCCGATACCAAAAAACAGGCTGTCCAAAATTGCACGGATGGACAACGACCGTTGGACGACCGTTGAAGTTTCGTTGATCGAGTTTTTCAACGACACAGGAACGGAATGGGTACACGACCGAATTGAACGTGACCTTGAGGCGGTAAAGGATGCACAGGAACAGCGGGTTCGTGCTGGCAGGGCGTCAGCTGAAGCCAGAAAGCGGTCAAAACAGGAAGGAAACAAACGGAAAGGCAACGACCGTTCAACGACCGTTGACGATTCGTTGCAACGGGATGGCAACGAGAAACCAACGAATAAAGATACAGATACAGATACAGATACAGATACAGATACAGATACAGAAGGTAAAACAAAAGAATACAAAGACACCCGCTGCCGCGATTGATTATTCGTCATGGCCAGATAGTCCATCGGAGCAGGTGTTCAATGATTGGCTTGCAGCACGGCGTAAGGCCAAAGCAACGCATAGCCAAACCGCCATGAACCAGATCGGCAAAGAATTGCGCAAAGCGGCGGCAATGGGAAGTATCGGTCGATGAATGTCTGGCAGAAGCAGCCACCAGGGGCTGGCGAGGATTCAAAGCGGAGTGGTTACAAAATGAAAAACATCAACGAAACGGTCGATCAGGCATCCCGACATTTACAACGGACCCCGACGACACCAGTTGGGCAGAAGGATTTAACCCCAACTCAGGCGACCTCGAAAACCTTTGAGGAAATGGACACCAAGGTTATCAATCGCCTGTTTCAGAGGCTGCAAGAGATATTCCCCAAATGGCGAGAGATATGGCAGTCAGACGGCGAAGTGAAAGCAGCCAAGCGGCAATGGGCAAAGCAGCTGGTAAAAGCGGGCGTCAGTGACATTCAGATGATTCAGGAAGGATTAGAACAGGCCAGAGCCTGCGGATGGGTTCGCCCTCCAAGCGCTGGCCAGTTTGTGGCCTGGTGTCTGGAAGCGCTCAAAGAGCGAAACGGCATACCAGGCAAGGACAACGCGATAAGCCAGATGATGGCACTGCTACGCAAAGGCGATCATAACCGGCGCCGGTCCAGGTTGAGCCCTGCCATGTATACCATGAGCCGGTTTATTGACTGGTACGAAATGAAAACCAACGATGCCGAAAAGGCAACCAAGGCCATGGCGCGGGCTTATGACGAAATGATTGACCACTGGATGAACGGCCATGATTTTTATGAGCAGCCTGCAATGATCGAGCACGGAAATCCAACGGGCGTTGTTACTGAGTCCAGTCGCAAGAAAGGCCGGGAAACGCTGGCAAAGCTCATGGGGGATCTGAAAGGTGCCGATTGAACTCATGCTGGTGAAAGGTCAAGACGGCGCATTGCGGCCGGCGTCTGCTGCTGACCAGGAACACATGGGCAAATTTAAAACCGGGCAGGCGGTCAGGGTATCCGTGACACAGATTAAATCCAGGTCATTGCAGCACCACAGGCTGTATTGGAGCGGGCTTATTGAGTTGGCCATGGACTATTGGGAGCCTACGGGCGGTCTGGTGTCTTCAAGTGAAACAAGCACGCTCAAACGGTTTGCGGATTGGCTGGACAAGCAGGGCGGCAATTCTGGCGCCATACGTAGGGCCTGCGCTGCGTTTCTCGATGAACTAAGGCATTCACGCGGGTTGCGCATTGATGCCCCTCACAAGTCACGAGAGGCCCTTCACGAATGGATCAAGGTTGAGGCTGGATACTTTGAATACGCTATGACGCCTGGCGGGCTCAAGAAAAAAGCGCTGTCCATAAACTTCAACGCCATGGACCAGTACGAATTCAACGATTTTTACAAGGCTGCGTTCTCGGTGGTGTGGCGCTTCATCTTGAGCCGGGCTTTTGAAGACGAGGATCAGGCAGATAGCGCCATTAACCAGCTTTTGGCTTTTGGCTAATGCGGAACCGGAGCACGTCCAGCATAGTGACTAGGCGCGGGCTCATATCTTCTGCCCACTCTCGGAACTCTTCTTGGCTGAAATGTTGTGCGTAGATCATGCCGGCTACTCCCTAACGTTGTCGTACTCGTCATTCTTGAGCCATGGAAACAGATCCACGAATAAGCCCTCACGAGTCAGGGCAAACCAGACAAGCCGAAAGTGGTTGATCCGGTTTGACGTGTCCGCAGGTGGCTTCTTGCTGCGCACAAACACATGGAATATAAACAGTAGGCCAATGGCTGCGGGTAAAGCCATAAACGCACACAGGACAGCTAAGAGCGTTACCATGGCGTCGGCACCGTGTAACTGAGCGCCACGTAATCCAGCCCGGTATTCGGGTCGTGGATGCCCGCGCTGCTGTGGTGGACGAACTCAACGCGAAACACGCTGCTGAAATCCACCCCCACCCCGAGCCGGTAGTTGGTGCGCCCGACAAGGTTCGATCCGCTGTTGTAGCTGGCCCCGATCCGCATGTATGGCTCTATGCCCTTCGCGCCCCAGCCGGGTGTTGTGATGTAAGACAGGGAATAGACCTGCAACTGATCCTGCCGCCCGTTCTTCGTCCGGCCAGCTTCCGTCAGTGCCGCCGATGACTCCCAGCCTTCGCGGTTGTAGGCCACTTCCTGCGGTTTTCAGGTGCGAGTTAATCACCGTCTTAGCCGATGCCGATATGAACGT